CAGATACATCAGGACACAATCATAGAACGCCAGCAAATCACAAATGAAATCTACCGCAATGAAACTTATAATATCCTTTCTGCTTCTCCTACTAACGCCACTAATCAGTATAGGGCAACCCTCAAAAAATCGGACAGCCTACTTAAAGCAGGATTTTACACCCGAACTTACAACCTACGATCAGCAGCTTTTCAATCTCAACTTCAATAGCATGATGTATTGGTATCGGACTGCGTTTGACATCGACAGCTTATACCAAATGGAACGGCTAAAAGTTACATACTACGCAAAGATTACAGGCATTCAGGCAACGAGTTATGAAACATTAGCGGAAATCTACAAGAATAAGCAAAGCATTGAAAAGGCTATAAATGCGGAGAAAGATGCGGAGATTAATAAGCTAAAAAAAAGCAATAGACGGTTAATAATTTCCAACACAGCACTAACATTAGGTATCACAGGACTAGCTTTTTCTACTATATATTTTGCAATACTATAGCTATGGAATTCGAACTACGTGATTTGATTACTTTAATAGGTGCAAGCGTATCACTTGCATCGCTTTATTTCGCTTTGAAGCGCAGTGTTGACAAGGTAGCCGGGCAGATGCGCAGCATTGAAACGTTTCACAAAAGAGAAATTGAAATGATTAATGACGCAATGAAGGAACAAAAGGCTGAATTGAATTCAAAGAATGCTAAGCTGGAAGGGAAGATTGATTCGATTCAATCACACATAGCGCAAATCAGCACATCACTTGCTGAATTGAACGGCTATTTGAAGGCTAAATAATAACTGTTATGAATACAATAGGTCGTGATAAGTACCATCGTGAAATACATGATGGAACAGGATTCCTTTCGCATCGCGTTCGCGCAGTGATTGATAAGTATAATCTCGACATGACGCTGGATTCATTAGAAAAAACCTATCGCAGATGGGTTACAAAGATGGAGGCAAAGGAAAAACATCCTGTTAGTCCGTTGCACAAGTTAGACAATCACATTTACGATTTTCAAACGATGGCTAATGAGTTAGTGCCCGAAGCCGCTAACCCACTTAACCTGCCACCATCACAGGAAGCTAACTACAAACCATACAAGCTACCGATAAACCATAACAATATCCTGCTGCTATCGGATCTTCACGTGCCGTATCACAACATTCAGGCATTGACGCTGGCACTGAAGTATGGTTTAGATAACGAAGTCAATACCATTCTGCTCAATGGTGACATAATAGACTTTTATGCTATCAGTCGTTTCGAGAAGGATCCACGTAAACGCAACTTTGGGCATGAAGTGCTAATGACACGCCAATTTTTAGGCACGCTGCGCAAGCTATTCCCAAATGCTGCTATCTATTACAAGTGTGGTAATCACGATGTGCGCTATGACCACTACATCATGCGCAATGCTCCTGACCTTTTGGGCATGGATGAATTCAACTTTGAATCATTGATGCATTTGGATAAGTACAACATCACTTTTATACCGGATAAGCAGATTATTCATGCAGGTAAGCTTACGATTCTACATGGTCATGAATTGGGCGCATCTGTATTCAGCCCGGTAAACATCGCACGTGGTCTATTCCTGCGTGCAAAAGACAGTGCATTGTGTGGTCATCATCATCAGGCAAGCGAACACACAGAGCCAAACATCAACGGCAAGATAACAACTTGCTGGTCTGTTGCCTGTCTATGTGAATTGCATCCTGACTACATGCCCATCAATAAGCACCATCATGGCTTTGCCCATGTTAAGGTATTAGATACAGGCGAATTCGAAGTGAGTAACTACCGAATAGTAAACGGCAAGATTAGATAATGAAAAAGCCCCCGACGTTTCAGGGGCTTAGTCTAATCAATAATAAACAAAAACAAATTAGCAATTACACTAACAGCGCAAAGATAGCATGAAACGCAAGCAACATCCAAAAGTCATTCAGCGAAAGTTGGGAAGGGAACGTGCGGATGGATTGTACTGCGATAACATCATTGAGATAGATCCAACGTTGCCGCCTATGCGCTATCTTATTGTGCTCATTCATGAGTACCTTCACCACATTCAACCGGAATGGAGCGAAGAAAAGGTAGATGCTGAAGGTGAGGCACTGGGCAGGTTTCTTTGGAAGCAGGGCTATCGCAAGGTGCAGCAGTAGTTATTCATCGAGCAGCCCTTCAGTTATATCTATAAACCTATCGTATAAATCTGCAATCTTATCACTTACTTCTTCAACGTGTTCACCGTACTTGTATTCTCTGCGCATCAATTCCATGATGTCTTTAAGCGCATCCTTATACCGGGCAGCGTTAAGGGTGTAGTTGTATTCTACTTGTTCTTCAGGTAGATTAAACGTTAGTGTTGCTTTCATCTGCTTCAATTTGTGTTTTATTTGGTAATCCACTTTCACCATCTAAGTAGCCATCATTATAGGAATTCAAGATGTTTTCTAATTCCCATGTTTGCGCTTTCATCATGAAGGCATCCAGTTCAATCCATGTTATATTAACGGATGAACCTTGAAATCTTTTGCGCAAGGCTTTGCTTAGTCTACGCATTGCCGTTTCTTTTTTATCGCTCATAGATATTTTATTTCTTTGGTTAGTGTATACAATTCTTTATTCACTGATTTGATTTTGTGATGCAGGTTGTCTTTTATGTATCGCGTCTTAGCTGTGACAAACATCTGCAAAAGGTTAGTTCGTTCTACTTTCAGCTCGTCTATTGAGCGCATTTTCTTTGCTCCCATTCATTTTCAGTATTTCGTTTTTGACATGGTGGTAGTATGCTTTGACTGAATAGAATTCACCGGTGCCATCGAAGTCTTGCATGATGTCGCTGGGTGCGTTTGTCAATGCTTCATCTACGCAATACAGCGCAGCGTTAATGGCACGCATGTGCATGAGTGCTAAATCTCCATGTTGATCACCAGCTTCGACTATATCAAAATAGTTTGAATATAGCTGCCATGCTTTGTCTTTTGCTTTCATAATTAGTTCGGTTGTATTGATGCATAATAAACTATTGTATATTCTTCAGGTTTTTTAACATGCTTTTTTAATAGACGCGCGGCTTCAATTAAATTATTGGCTCTAATGTTTACTGCTATTGGATGTCCTTTTTCTTTAGATGCCAAATAAAGATTTACTACTGATTCTTCTTTCATAGTGCTTTGCATTTAGGTGCTTTGTACGTTGTTAATTTTGGTAATGTTGGATGATAGTAAACAACATTTTCTTCTCTTCTTAAATAGCTTAAGCGTAATCTTATAAGACCACACTTTTCGCATCTTGATTTTCCATCGTTATTTTCATGTGGTAAACCATCTGCGTTTTCCCATTTGTGCCTCATACGTTCAAAGTATTAAGGTATTCACGCCACATTGGTACACGTTCCTGAAGCTTTGCAATTGCTTCTGCATCAAATTCCACAACCTTTTCATGGATGCGCTCAACGATGGGTATATCGAATGCCCATTCGTCCTGTGGCGTTTCAAGATTTGCATCCGGGTATTCGCGCATAAAACGTGGCATGTCGTATATCATGTTACGTTCAATGCTCTTTGCTTTCTTGATGAATGTAGGGTCACCTTGTGGATCAATAAGATTAAGCCTGCGAGATAGTCTGTACTTTTCATCGTTAATCATTTCGATAGGTGCGCTAACTAACACGTAGCAGAACGTGGCACGTGGTGCTCCTGTTAACCAGCAATAGGCTTGACCTTGCCAGTAATAGTCTTTGCTTATGTCGTTGGTCTTTGCATCCATGAAAGTATGAATGTCCCATGAAGATTTGATATCGGGCACATTGATTACTGCACCTGCTTCATCTTTGATAAGCAAATCAGGCGTGCCTTTGATGAAGTCATTGGTAAACATTTCTTCGTTCTTGAATACGATTTCACCACGATGCCTGCGCCACATATCGATAGCATCATTCTCAACAGCTAAACCTTTTTCAATGTACTTGTTGCTGATTTCTTTGTACCGGTTGTACTTCTGTTGCACGTAGACTTCGAGCAATGCGCTCTTAGTCGTTTCGCTTAATC